ATTCTGACGGAGCAGGTTCAGGCGGAGCTATGATTGACGCTTTAACAGATTTAAATGTTGCATCTTCACTTAGTATAGGTGGTTCAGGTGTGGCAACAACAGGAAAAGCTATAGCAATGGCTTTGGTTTTCGGATAAAATTAGGACAATATAATGGCAAATCCAAATTTAGTAAATGTAACTTCGATATACGCTAACAGTATAAACGGAGCTTTAACAACTACAGTAACAACTGATTTATTAACTTGTGCAAGTGATAAGTTAATTAAAATTAATAGCATTATTGTTGCGAACATTGATGGCACTAACGCAGCAACCGTAACAATGGGTGTTATTAAAAGTGGTGGTTCAGTAGTTTTATTCGCTTCAACTATTTCTGTTCCTGCGGATGCTACCTTAGTATTGATAGATAAAAATTCAGGTATCTATCTTGAAGAAGGAGATATCCTAGAGGGTGGTGCAAGTGCTAACTCAGACTTAACTTACACCATTAACTACGAAGAACTAGATGACGCATAAGGAGTACAAATATGGCTCATTTTGCAGAACTTAATAACAGCAACGAAGTATTAAGAGTAGTTGTAATATCCAATGAGGATGTAAATGCTAACGGAGGAGAATTATCCTCTGAAGCAGAAACATTTGTAGCATCTATCGTTCCACACTCAACAGGCGGTACTGCTTGGAAACAAACTTCCTATAATAATAATTTTAGAAAACAATATGCAGGTATTGGGTATACTTTTGATGCTTCAAAAAATAAATTTATATCTCTCAAACCATATCCTTCTTGGGCTTTAGATTCTAATGATGATTGGAAAGCTCCAGTCACTTATCCAAGCCATACAACTATAGGTTCTTTACAGGTTTATATATCTTGGGATGAAGACAATCAAAAATGGCTAGGTGAAACTTTTACTGGCGATCCTTTAGTTGAAACAAATTACCAATGGGATGCTACTAATTTGCAATGGAATGAGGTCTAATTATGGCTAGTTCTAATGGCGGAGTAGTTGGTGTAGATAATCCCCCTGTTGCACAACCAGCAGTCATAACAACCTTTAACTCTAGTGGTAATCTAACTACAGCACCTTACACAACATCAGTACAATACGTGATTGTTGCAGGTGGCGGAGCAGGTGGTGCAAACGGAAACGGTTCAGGTGGCGGAGGTGCAGGTGGTTATCGTAGCTCAGTTCCTGGTGAAGCATCAGGTGGCGGAGCATCAGCAGAATCACTAAGTCCAGTTTCAGGAGCTACAGTCTATCCAGTTGTTGTTGGAGCAGGAGGAGCAGGAACAACATCCGATGGAGCAAGAGGTTCAGTTTCAAGTTTTAATGGTGTAGTCTCTACTGGTGGCGGTGGCGGAAGTTTTGTTGGTCCCGAAAAGCCTGGAGGCTCAGGAGCAGGTGCTTCTTATTCAACAAGTGGCGGATCAGGAACTTCAGGTCAAGGCTATCCAGGTGGTGCATCATACTATAACAATGGTAGTGAAAACGGTGGCGGAGGTGGAGGTGGAGCAGGTGCAGCAGGAACAAGTAATCCTGGAAGTACTGGACCTGCACAATCACCACCACAAAGCGGATATCCTGGTGGAAATGGTGTAGCCTCATCTATTACTGGTTCACCTGTAACAAGAGCAGGTGGTGGTGGAAGCACAGGAAGATTTACAAACAATGGAAACCCAGGACAAGGTGGATCAGGTGGTGGAGGTGCTGGTGCTGAACCAGTCTCAGGAACAGCAGGTGCAGGAACTGCCAACACTGGCGGTGGCGGTGGTGGAGAAGATGGTGCTGACGGAAGCGGAACTGGAGGTAACGGTGGTTCAGGTGTAGTTATCATTAAAGAACCTGACGCAGGATACAAAGTATCAGGAATATGGGATATGAACGCTCTTTACGATAATGTAAAAGCAGGAACATGGACAAGTTAAAATGCCTAGATTAATCGGAGCAACACAAACAGCAACTTTTGAATCAAAAACAACAAGTTTTACATCAAGCACAACTTTTACAGCACCACCAGCATCAACCTCAGTTACTTATTTAGTAGTAGGTGGCGGTGGCGGTGGTGGTCAGACTGGAGGTGGCGGTGGAGCAGGTGGTTTTAGAACCTCAGTTCCAGGTGCTACTTCTGGCGGTGGCGGTTCAGCAGAATCAGCTTTAACTATTACAGCAGGTTCAGATATTCCTGTAGTCGTAGGAGGAGGCGGAGCAACAGCAGGACCTCGAGGAGCTTATTCAACAGGTAGTGATTCAAACTTTGGACCGATTGTTTCCGCAGGTGGCGGAGGTGGCGGAAGTCGTTTTGCCTATGTCGCAGGAAATCCTGGTGTAACTCCAGTCGGACAACCTGGAGGTTGTGGTGGTGGACACTCTGGCGGTGATGGAACTGAAACTGGTTCTAGTGGTACTTCTAATCAAGGCTATGGCTCTCAACCAAAAGAACAACCTGCTGGTGCTAACGCAGGAGGCGGTGGCGGAGGTGCTGGCGGTACAGGACTAAGAGCCTCGGGCGGTAATCCTAGCACACAAGGCACAGGTGGAAATGGCGGTGTTGGAGTTCAGTCAAGCATTACAGGTTCAGCAGTTTATTACGCTGATGGCGGTGGCGGTGGACCTGGAGGTCAAAACATAGCTGGTGGTTCTCCTGGAGGCGGAGGCACAGGTGGAACAGGAGCAGGATCAGGTACAGAGGCGGCAGATGCTACTCCAGGTACAGCCAATCGTGGCGGTGGTGGAGGTGGCGGAGCCAACTTTACAGACTATGTTGTGGGCGGAGGCGGAGGCTCAGGATTTGTAGCTATTGTTGATCCAAAAGGCACATTGGTTGCTTCAAGTTGCTGGGATTTAAGATCTGCTTTTAGAGAAAAAACAGCAGGCAACTGGTATTAACAACAACCTATCTTTTAAAACACATCTAACTTATACTATCTTTTCAAGAGAGAGAAGATGAATTTAAAATGGTATTATTGGTATTTTCAGTCAGTCGTTCCTGAAAGAATATGTGATGAAATTGTTTTATATGGGAAAGAACAAGAAAAACAAATAGCCCTTACAGGTCACGCTAATCCTAATAAACTTACTAAGCTAGAACTTCAAAACATTCAAAAGAAACGCAAGTCTGATGTTGTATGGATGTCAGATAGGTGGGTATATAACGAAATACAGCCTTACATACACCAAGCTAATTACAACGCAGGTTGGAATTTTGAATGGGATTGGTCAGAAGAGTGTCAATTTACTGAATACAAAAAAGGTCAATTTTATGATTGGCATTGTGACTCATGTGAAGAACCTTACGATAATCCACAAAATAAAAATACACATGGAAAATTAAGAAAACTCAGTATGACTGTATCACTAACTGACCCTGAAGAATACGAAGGTGGTGATTTAGAGTTTGATTTTAGAAATACAGACCAAGGCTCACAACCAAGAATATGTGAAGAAATTAGAAAAAAGGGTAGCGTAATAGTTTTCCCATCTTTTGTTTGGCATAGAGTCAAGCCAGTAACCAAAGGAATACGACACTCCTTAGTGTGTTGGAATTTAGGATATCCATTTAAATGAGTTTTAAGAAAAATAAATACCAAGTAATTAAAAACGCTATATCAACAGAGTTAGCAGATTTTTGTTACCAATACTTTTTAAACAAAAGAGCAGTAGCAAGACATTTGTTTGATGATAAGTTTTTATCTCCATATACAACATATTTTGGAGTATGGAATGATGCACAGATACCTGAAACTTATTCACATTACGCAGATATAGTAATGGAAACTTTATTGCAAAAAGTTAAACCTGTTATGGAAGAACAATCAGGGGTTAAACTGACTGAAACTTATTCATACGCAAGAATCTATAAAAAAGGTGATGAGTTAAAAAGACATACAGATAGATACTCTTGTGAAATATCTACTACCATGCACTTAGGCGGAGATGAGTGGTCAATTTTTTTAGAGCCAGACATTAAAATAGATTTACAAAAAGGTGATATGTTGATGTATAGAGGTTGCGATCTTGACCATTGGAGAGAGCCATTTAAAGGAAAAGATTGCGGACAAGTGTTTTTACATTACAACGATGCTAGTGGCAAAAATGCAAAAATTAATAAATTTGACAGTAGACCTATGATTGGATTGCCTAGTTGGTACAAAACAAATGGTTGAAGTTTTTGACTGCCCGTACATATCTAAAGCAAACAATAAAAAATTTCAACAAGATTTAATTAAATACACTAAAGAAACTAAGTGTTGTGAAGAAGAAAATTGCAACCACCCAAAAATACAAAGCGACTTAAAAATAGATCAAGCTTTTTCAGTTATTGATGATTCTATCAACAATCTTTTTAAAACTTACTTAGGTGCAGATAATTTTATATTTACTAAAAAGAATGTATGGGGTTATTACGCATCTAAAGACTCACAATTACAAAGTGTTGTTCACAACCACATGTTTAAAAAACAAAAAGGTTTACAGCTTTCTGCTGTTATGTATATAACGCCAACAAAATTAGGTACAGATTTTACAGATTTTAAAATAAAGCCTGAAATAAATAAATGGTATCTTTGGCACTCAGGCTTGTTTCATAAACCTGAAGCTGGAGTAACACATAAAGATAGAATTGTTTTAGCTTTCTCTAGTGTAATTAGTATATAATTTTAAAAAACTGAGGTAATACAGTATGGATATATTAATACCATTAACAATAATAGTAGTAGTTTTAGTTTGGTCTGTAAAAAAATTCAAACCTGAACTTTGGCAAAAATTAATTTCATTTATATCTAAAAATTGAATGAAATTCTCCAAGCTATTGAAACTATAGGAATACCAGCAGCAGGAGCAGTTGGTTTAGGTTATTTAGTTTGGACGCTTTTCAAATCTCTTATAGCTGATATACACAAAAAACTTGATTCACAACATGCTATGATAGTAGCGTTAATTGATCGTATACGGCAAATGGACAACGATATGATACGTATTGACACTATGGTAAGAGCAGCATTAAAGTTACCGCCTGATGTAAATCGTATAGCAAGAGCTGATGGTAAAAAAGATGTTCGTAAGGATTAACTTTTTTTAGATCTTATTATATGATTAACATATGGCTAGTAAACCAAGAAAAACAACTGTTGACGTAGCGAATGACCTAGCCAAACATGAGATACAGTGTGCGGAAAGATGGAAAACTGCTTTCAATCGTTTCGACTCTCTAGAAGAAAGTGTTCATCAAATTAATGACACATTAAAAAATTTTATTGTTGGGATGGTAGGGTTTTTAGCCACTGCTTTAATTTCTTTAGTTGTAACTGTAATTTCTATACTTTAGTTATGACATACAACTCTAACGAGAGACTTTCTCCTCATTTTAGATTAAGAGAACTAGAGCGTTCGCAAATAGCAGAACGACACAATATTGATAACACAGTTAAGGAAAAAAGTGTTTATAAAAATTTACAACTACTTTGCTCAAATGTCCTTGAGCCAGTACGTAATTATTATGGCATACCTTTTTCACCTAACTCTGGTTATCGTTGCCTTGACCTTAATAGGCGACTTAAATCGTCCGACACAAGTCAACATGTCAGTGGGCAGGCAGCAGATATTGAACTCCCAGGCATATCCAATTACGACCTTGGGATATGGATCAAAGATAACTGTGAGTACGACACCGTGCTCTTAGAATTTTATAAAGAAGGAATCCCGTCTAGTGGATGGGTTCATGTATCCTATGTTGAAGGCAATAATCGTAAGCGTGCATTGATCTTTGATGGGAAACAATATAAAAGACTTGAATAATACTATAAAATATTAGTGTTATGGCACTAAACAAATTCATATTTAAACCTGGAATTTTTAGAGAAGGAACCGACTACGATAATGAAGGTGGTTGGTTCAATTCTAACTTAGTTAGATTTAAAGCTGGTCGACCACAAAAAATAGGTGGTTGGCGTAAAGATTCCCTTAATACATTTTTAGGAACCTGTCGTGCTTTACACGCATGGATTCTGTTAGCTGGTACTAAACTTTTAGGGTTAGGTACTAATTTAAAATACTATATTGAAGAAGGAGACTCTTTCAATGACATTACACCAATCCGTGCTACTACAAACGCTGGTGACGTTACTTTTTCCGCTTCTAACGGTGATGCGACTCTTACCGTAGCAGACACTGCCCACGGTGCAGTACAGAATGATTTTGTTACTTTTAGCGGTGCTGCTAGTTTGGGCGGTAATATAACAGCGACAGTTTTAAACCAAGAGTACCAAATAGCTACTATAGTTAATGCTAATAGTTATACCGTGGAAGCTAAAGACACCAGTGGGTCGACAGTAACTGCTAACGCTTCTGACAGCGGTAACGGTGGTAGTAATACCGTAGGTGCATATCAAATCAATACAGGTTTAGATGAGTATGTAAGCTCTACTGGGTGGGGAGTAGGAACATGGTCCGCAGGTACATGGGGTTCTTCAACTGCCATATCTTCAGCTAATCAATTAAGGCTTTGGACTCATGATAATTTTGGTGAAGATTTAGTTATTAACCCACGTGGCGGAGGTATTTATTATTGGGATGCTACTAATGGCGTAGGCACGAGGGCTACTGAACTAAGCGGAATAACTGGTGCTAATCTTGTACCCACAGTTGGGCTTCAAACTATAGTCAGTGAAACAGATAGACATTTAGTTATACTAGGTGCCGACCCTTTAAACACTGCTGGTACTGCTAGGACAGGGAGCATTGATCCTATGTTTATAGCTTTTAGTGACCAAGAAAATTCTTTAGAGTTTGAGCCTTTAAATACCAACACTGCTGGTAGTCTTAGACTTTCTGAAGGTAGTATTATAGTTGGTGCTGAAAAAGCACGTCAAGAAATATTGATATGGACAGATATAGCTTTATATAGTATGCAGTTTATTGGACCACCATACACTTTTGGGCTTAATTTAATAAATGACAGTACAGGGCTTATAAGTCCTAAAGGTGCGATCGCTACTCCGAGCGGAGTTTATTGGATGGGTTATGATAGTTTTTACGTGTATAACGGATCAGTACAAAAAGTTCCTTGTTCTGTGTTAAGTTACGTTTTTGATAATTTAAATGCAGGTCAAGCGTTTAAAATATTTGCGTTTAGTAATAGTGAATTTAATGAAGTAGGTTGGTATTATCCTTCAAGCAGTAATTTAAACATAGACAAATATGTCGTCTACAACTACGCTGAAAATGTATGGTCAATAGGAGAACTTACAAGAACCGCATGGTTAGATAAAGGCATAGTTAATTATCCTAGAGCTACGGAAGGTCAATACCTGTACGAGCATGAGTTTGGTTATGATAACGACGGTAGCCCTATGACTAATGTGTTTATAGAAAGCAGTGATTTTGATATAGGCGACGGTGAAAGTTTTGGGTTTGTGCGTAGAATTATTCCCGATATTAAATTCTTAAGTAATAGTGACGCAGGAAAAGTAAACGTCGTTTTAAAAACACGTAATTATCCTGGCGATACTTTAACTACTGCTAGCACAAGTGCTATACAGAGTACAACTACTAAAGCAGATGTAAGAGCCAGAGCAAGACAAATAGCTTTACGTTTAGAGTCTGACGATGATGCTACTAATACTGGTAATAGTGATGTGGGTTGGCGTTTAGGAGCTACTAGGATTGATATACAGCCAGACGGAAGAAGATAATGGCTAAACTACTGCCTACTAGACTACCTATTAGCATGGAGCCACAGGTAACGTCTGACACTTTTAATAGGTTAGTGCGTGTTTTAGAAATAAACTTAGGTCAGTTTGATCCCTCAAACACTAGTCAAATAAACACTGCGGAACGTGGTGTAGGTTTTTATAATCCAGGTTCAATAATTTTTAATACTAATACAGACACACTTCAATGCTGGGATGGCAACAGATGGAGAGATTTATTTAGTTCTCAGTTTTACGTTAATAACGATTTAGGTTTTGGCTTAACAGGAGCACTAGGTACAGTCAGTGTCACGATCTCGTAAATGTCATTACTGCGGGATTAGTAAGCCTGCTAATAACTTTGATCAAAGTAAAAATAGCAACCAGTGTAACGAGTGTAAACTAGAAAGACGATATGAAAAAATTAATAGTACTCCCTTAACCTATATACAACACTTATATGTTCAATTAAGATACGTACGTAAAAAACAGGGCATTACTTGGGATGTATCGCCTCAAGAATTATTTATATTATACGCAAAACAAGAGGGTAAATGTGCTCTGACAGGAAAAGAACTAACGTTTAAAAGAGGTACAGATGAAGAATCAGATTTTAATATATCTATTGACCGTATTAACCCTGATGACGGCTATAGTATTGACAATATCCAGCTTGTTGGTAAAGTTATTAACTTTTTAAAACATGACCTACCACAAGAAAAATTTATCAAATTAATAAAAGTAATATACAATAATTTAAACAATTAAATTTTTCTTTTATGACTATAGACGAGCAAATGAAAGAAGCTCAAAAAATAACGCTTAATGATGGTAAGACTTGGTACAATTTAGCAGAAGGATTTGATAAATGGAGAGTCTTTCCTAGGTTACTTATTACTTTATATGGGTATGCTTTTTATAGAACTATAGAATGGTTCATGACGCTACCTGATCCCACTAACGCACAAAGTGCATTTGTATCTGTTATAGTAGGTGCAGGTGCTGCATGGTTTGGTTTATATGTCGGTAGAAAATAGAGACTATAAAGGCATGTTTTGGGATGACGTTAATAAACGTTATTATCGATGGTATGATTTAGTACTACTAATGCAAGAAAGAGAGTTAAAGAAAAAACAAAATGATTCCAAATAAGTTAATAGACGCAGTAGGTGGTGTAGTAGATAAATTTATAGTAGACAAAGATCTACAAGCTACGCTTAAACACGAAATGGAAATGTCTCTACATAATGCTAACTTAGCACAAATAGAGTTAAATAAAGCAGAAGCACAACATCCTAGCATATTTGTTGCTGGTTGGCGACCGATGGTAGGTTGGATATGTGCGGTTGCACTCGGTTATCACTTTATTTTCAGTCCTCTTTTGGCTACTATCCTCACACTTTCAGGGTATACTATTACTTTACCTGAGTTTGAATTCGCTCAACTCAGCACCATCCTAATGGGCATGCTCGGTTTAGGTGGCTTACGTACATTTGAGAAAATGAAAAAAGTAACGAAAGGTAACTGATGGGTATAAAAAAGTTTTTCAAAAAGAATCTTAGAGATATTGCTACAGTAGTAGGGTTCGCTATCGGTGGACCTGCTGGTGCTGCGATAGGACAAGGAGTAGGTTCATTAGGTGAAGGTAGAAGTTTAAAACAATCATTAGTTAGTTCCGCTAAAGTTTACGGTGGTGCTAATATAGCACAAGGTGCTGGTCTACAAGGTGGTGGTGGCTCAATAGGTTTTGGACCAGCAGCACCAGGAACAGGTGGTATTGGTGGAGTTTTTCAAGACATAGGTGCAGGTGGACGTAATTTACTTTCTGGTGCTGTCGACCCAACCACTGGTAAACCTTATACATTTTCAGGAGCACTGGGTAAGGAAAGTGCTCTAGCTAAAAGTTTTGGTAATCTTGGCTTTATGGGTAAAGCAGGAGTTACTGGTATAGGGTTGGCAGGATTAGGAGCTTTTGACCCCATGGAACAACCTAATAACACAATGCCAGCAGCAATGGGTGGTCAATATTTAACAAGAGGTTTGACCCCAGCTACCGTTAGCGATGTATACGGAACAGGCAACATGAGAGGTTTACCTAGTGTGCCAGGAGTTCAAGGTTCTAGCGTAGCTATGGATCCTGTAAGTATGGCTTATATGGAACTATTAAGAAAACAACAAGAAGAAAGTTATGGTGATTTAGCTTTTCCTGAGTTTAGTCAACAACCAATTATGACTGCCAAAACTGGCGGTATAGCAAGACTCGCCGACGGTGGGGAATTGCCTGAGGTAGATTTACGTTTTACAGGAGGTGGTACTAATGATCCTAACGGATCAGGGGATGAAGATACTATACCAGCATTACTTGCCGACGGTGAGTTTGTGATGACTAAACAAGCTGTAAAAGGAATAGGAAATGGCGACCACGATCAAGGTATAGCGATGCTATACGCCATGATGGATAATAACGAAAACAAAGCACAACGAATGGGGTTAGGTAGGGCATAATGGCAGAAACACAACAATTTGCAAGAGTAGAAAGTTTACCACCAGCATTTTTACAACAATTTTTTGCTGGTGTACCAGGAGCAAATATTCCTGGAATCATGCCTTTACTCAATCAAGAGTTAGTAAATAGACTTACTGGTATGGGCGTTGAAGGTGCCACACCTTACACTTATCAAGGTGAGCGTATAGCTGGATTTACTCCCGCAGAACAACAAGCCTTTAGACTAGCAGGTGAAAGTGCTGGTAGTTATATGCCATATATACAAAGAGGCGAACAACTAGCTGAACAAGGTTTATCAAACGTTTTAGGCTCTACAGGGTTAGCTACCGACTATTTACAACAAGCTGGTAGAGAAGGTGCTGGGGCTGTTAGAGAAGCAGCAGGAATACTAAGAGGGCTTCCTGGTCAGTTTACTACTGCACAAGGCATAGGTCTCGGTGGTCTAGGTCAATTTGATCCTAGTTCTACACAAGGCTACTATAATCCATTTGAAGAGCAAGTGGTCGCACAAACACTAGAAGACATTAATAGGCAATACGGTCAAGCTGATGTAGGTGAAAGAGCAAGACAAGTAGCTAGTGGTGCATTTGGTGGCTCTCGTGGTAGGCTTAACCAAGAAGAAATAGCAAGACAATATGGACGTGGTGCAACAGAGGCTGTTAGTGGAATAAGAAGAGCAGGGTTTAGCCAAGCTCAACAACAAGCACAACAAGCATTTGAAGAAGCACAACGTAGACAATTACAAACAGCACAACTTTACGGTAACTTAGCAGGTCAACAAGGCAACGTGGCTGGTGGTCTAGGTAGTTTAGGTACAGGGCTCAGTAATATATTGGGTGGCGTAGGTAGAGATATAGCAACCACAGGGTTACAAACTGGTCAGTTCGGCTCTAACGTAGGTCAGCAAATAGCAGGTCTAGGTCAAGGTGTAAGTGGTTTAGTTGGTACTGATATTAATAGACTGATGGGTATAGGTGGTCAACAAAGAGGGCTACAACAAGCAGGTCTAGATTTAGATTATCAAAACTTTGTGGGTCAATATAACTTACCGATGCAAACTTTTGGTCAAGTAGGTCAATTAGCAGCAGGATTCGCTCCTGCTCTAGGTGGTCAAACCTTAACACAATCAAGCACTAGTGCACCTAGTAATAGCTTAATGCAAGGACTAGGTACTGCGATTGCTGCATACGGTGCACTTACATAATGGTAATGAATCCTAGACAGTTCGAATCTCAACAAATGAGTATGGATTTAGCTAATCAATTAGTAGCTCGTAACGTACCTAT